ATATCCAAACTAATATTGAATTAAAACATTGTGATTTAACTAATGGTTGTGCAGTTGTAAAAGCTGTTGCTACTTACCAAGATAAAAATTTTTATAGTTTTGGCGAAGTGTCTCCACAAAATAATGATTTTGAATATCCATTGGCAGTGGCAGAAAAAAGAGCTGCGGATAGAGCTATACTAAAAGCTCTTGGTATTCATGGCAATGTTTATAGTGCTGAAGAACTTCCAAACATAAAAAATAATAACAATGAAAATAATAATATTAGTACAGACCAGGGAGATATTATTTTAGAAAAAATTAAAACTATTACGCACCAGGGTAATTTAGAGGAGCTAAAAAGCAAAAATAAAAAATTTTTAAATGAGCTAAAAAAAAAGAATTTACTAAGGTTTCAAGAATTAAAGCAAGCCTTTTTAAATAGAGAACAGCAATTAACGGAAGGATAAACATTTATGGCTGATTTTAAGAAACCACAAGATCCAAACTGGGTGGCAACATTTAGTTTGAAACGTAACGCGGATAAGAACCCGCAAGATCCAAAAACGAGCAGTAGACCAGATCTTATTTTAGTTGATAGCGAAAAAGTTAATGAGAAAACTGGTAAACCTTATCGAAAAAACTTTACTATTGATGGTGTTTGGCATGAGGCATCTGCTTATATCCAGGAGGATAAATCTTTAAAGATTACTATAAAGAAAACTGGAACTGGTGGAGGCGCACCTATGAAACCCGCAGCTCCAGCTCTTGAAGAAGCTCCTTGGTAATCATTAATGCAACAATATGGTTTAACTGAAAAGCAATTAAAACTTTTTAAATTTATAAAAAACTATATTACAAAAAATAAAATATCGCCATCTTACGAAGAAATGAAGGTGGCGATAGGATTAAAATCTAAATGCAGTATTCAAAAAAAAATAGAACAATTAGAAGATAGAGGATGGCTAACAAAACTACACGGCAAATCACGCAGCATAAAAATACTAAAATGACACACAAAGATATTTTTAAAGAGTTTACTTATGATTGTTTGGCAGAACAAATTGGCGGAGATCATTATCAAAAATTAAAAGTTTCCCCAGCCTATTTTATATCAGAAAATAAACTATTGTTTGCAGAGGGAAATGTTGTAAAATTAGTGTGTCGACACCAAAATAAAAATAAAAAAGAAGATATTCAAAAAGCAATTCATTATTTAAATATAATTTTAGAAAGGGATTATCCAGATGGGTAAACCAGTAGAAAAATTCTGGAGTGGAAGTACCAACTTTACTGTAAGTGAAACTTTTCCCTCCGTCTCGGCAGCTATAAAACAAACTGTACCTAGTGACGCTGCTGTATATGAAGTTGATACAAAAACTCTCAGCTTTGAGTTCACTAGAATAAAGGAAAAAAATAATGGCGATAACCCATTACTCTCATCTGGAAAAACAGATCCAGGTAAAAGAGAAGGAAAGAAAGTCTCTGAACGCAAAGATCATGAGACTTAAAGCAAAGAACGGGGGAAAATATCCTCCAGGAATTGCGGCTCTGTCTAAGACAGCTCATTCTAAATTGATTGATGTAATACAGCTGCAAGACCAACAAAGTAAAATAAGAGCTTAGTTATTTTACTTTAGAACTATTCTAAACTAATTAACTTTAGTAATACCCCCGCTCCGCCTAAATAAACTTACCAGATTGGTAAAAATATTTCATGATATGGGTTGACTTATGCCAAATTGGCAACTATATATATTATATGGTAAAAAACTTCAAAAGATATGAGTTCGCTACCTTCTCTAAGTTAGAGAAATACTTCACAAAAAAGATCCTTCCACAAAAAAATAAATCTTCAAAAGTTATCGGCAAGGTTTTGCTTGTGTGGGATAAAACCAAACCCCTAACAAAAGGAGCTGCTAATGGGTAAAAAGTACGAGGTACTTAGTTTTTATAATTTGAAAAAATTAAATGAAAAAGCTAAGTGGAAAAAGTTTAATCAATACATCGCAGATAATGTGATGGAAGATCTAAAAAAAGCTGGCAGAAAAATTGCTGTCGTTGTTTTCCAATTTCTTCACAATGAAACAGAACAAAGATTAGTTCTTTTTGCTGGAGAAAAATACGGCAACTTACTTTTGGATGTAGATCTTAAAGATACTAAATTAATCACAACAGTAGAAATGGAGGCTGCATAAATGAGAAAACTTACTAACGCTGCGCAAGTTGCTAAATTGATAAAGCAACAAGCCAAAGAACTTGGTTTAAAGGTTACAGCAAAATCTCAAAACTTTTCAATGGGTAATTCAGTTAATGTTCATATTTTATCTGGAACTGATGCAGCTGTTGAACAGTTAAAAAAAGATACACAAAAATATGAATATGGTACTTTTGATGGCATGACCGACAGCTACCACGCTGATAATGTCATAGAAGATATTCCTCAGACAAAATATTTATTTGTTGATGATGATAGAGCAGAAAACATTATCAAAGAAAATCTAGATCAAACTGAGAAAAGATTTTACGAACATAGATTTACTTACAATAATGTTAATTGCACTTCTTACCAATGGTTACAAAAATTAAAAGAAGAAGCTGAAGAAAATTGGCAAAATGTTTTAAAAACTTTACTCCAGGATTTAAATGCTGCTGGAGCCAATTCAGTTACAACTCAATTAAATGGTTTTGTTTTTCAAATAACTAAAAATAGAAAGGAGGCAGCATAAATAACCAATCTGGTAAAAAAATATCTGATATGGGATTGACAATGCCAAATTGGCAATTATATATATTGTATGGATGATAAATTAAAAAACAAAAAAAAGGAGGCTGCATAGTGAACCATTTAACAAATGTTAATTTGTTCAAACAATTAGATTACCCAAGTTGGAGTTTTAGTCAGTATGGAGACATGGGTATTACAATCAAAAAAGATAACGAAGTTACTAACTGGAAAAAATACATACAAGCCAATATGAATGCTGGTTTGTTTGGTACTGGTTATACAGTTGAGCCATACAAAAAATTAGATGGCATAAAAAAAACTGTTGTTAATAAATTTAACTTAAAGGAGGCTGCTTAATGATGTTTGAAAATGTTGCAAAAGTTGGAGATAAAATTAGAGCTTACGACTTTGCTCAATTTGGAATTAATAGTTGTTATATTGAGGGTACTGTTCTTGATAAAGGTAATGTTGATAACAAATATTATGCTTGTTACAAAATTCAATTAACAAAAAAAATTGTTAAAGGAAAAAATGTTACAAAAAATATTGAGGATAAAATTTGGTATGTTCCTTTTGAAACTACAGATGATACTTTTGATAAAAAAGTTTATCCAAAGGGTATAACTAGAGTAATGAAAATAGATGAACCAGAGGAGGGAAAAACGTATGCTCTTACTGGAACCAAAGATGACAAATGTATTGCTAATGGAAATACTTGGAGTGAAAGCGAGGTAAAACAATAATGAAAGTTCAAGTCGTAAAAGTTGATAGAGCTGGCGGTAAAAAATTAGTTGTCCAGGTAGTTTATAAAGTTGACGGTAAAATAAAAAAACAAAACAAAGAAGTCTTTGGTTTAAATGAGAGAAGAAAAGCAGAAGCTCTTAGATCTAAATTACAAAATTCTGAAAAATTAGATGTTGTAGATCAAAAGATAGAATTTGATTTTGCTTTTGAGGAGTATTTTAAAGTTATTAAAAATGATCCAGACACTACTTCTAAATACAAAGATATGCAGATTGCCTACATTAACAATCACGTTAGACCAAATATTAATAAACAATATTTATCTGATTATTTATTAGCAGATTTTAAAGAAGTTACTTTGCTTGGCATCAAAAACAGTAAAGCTCTGCTATGGGTTAAAAAAGATGGGTTCGGTAGTTATAAGAAAAAAAATGAAGCCATAGGTAAGATTACAATTAGAGCTGCTGTATTAGAATTTAAAAAATTCGTAAATTTTTGTGCCAGCAGAAAATGGAAAATAGATTACTCGATTGCGAACTTTAAATTCGGGCCAAAATATTTTAAAGATTATCACTCTAAAATTAAGTGGATG